TACAGAAGATGAAGAGATGCGGAATAAGGTATGGCAGCAGATGCGCCTTATAGAATATCTTAATGAAATGCCTATCATTCAGACGATTATCCCAGAAGTAGAAGCAGACGATGTTATCTCATATCTTACACGGCTGTCCTACTACAAGGGGTGGCAGAAGGTTATTATTTCTAATGACAAGGACTTCTACCAGCTATGTGACGAGGAAACCGTAGTATTCCGTCCAGTGAGCAAAACAGTTTATAACAAGAAGCGTATTACCGAAGAACTTGGTGTTCATCCACGCAATATGGCATTAGCAAGAGCCCTCGTTGGAGATGCATCTGACAACCTGCCAGGAATTAAAAGTGTTGGTTTCAAGACCATTCAAAAGCGCCTGAGTTTTCTAGCATCTGACAAAGATTATACAATAGATGACGTGATTGATTATTGTGAAAATACTGGCTCAAAATTGAAATTTCATACAAATATTGTGGAAGGAAAAAAAATAATTGAGCACAATTATCAAATGATGCAACTTTATTCTCCGATGCTTTCTGTACAATCAAAAGACTTCGTTAAGAACGCTGTAGAGAACTTCGAGTGCAATTTCAACAAGATAGAGATCATGAAAAAAATGCGTGATGATGGTTTCGGAGAACTGAACTGGAAGGATCTTGAGTTGCACCTAAATAAAATCAATTCTGAGGGCTGAAGTGTTTGACTTTCACGACATATCGGTTATAATTAGTACTGTACCCGAGGTATATTAATTGACAGATCAAGCAAGTTTCAGTCGATACGGAAAAGCATTTCAAGAGGGTCTTGTTCAACTCATTTATGAGGATAGACCCTTTGCCGATCAAATAACGGAAGTTCTAGATATTAACTTTTTAGAGTTAGAGTATCTTCGTGTGTTTGTTGATAAAATTGTTAGCTACCGTAACAAATACACCACCCACCCTTCCGCAGAAGCTGTTATTGCGATATTGCGTACAGCACTTGAAGATGAGGAAGAGGTTACTCGCCGGCAAGTGCGTGATTATTTCGCCCGGATCACCACTAAAGAACTGGCAGACATTGAGTATATCAAGGAACAATCGCTTGATTTTTGTCGTAAGCAAAACCTAAAAGAAGCGATGCTTAAGTCTGTTGGGCTTCTACAGACATGCTCGTTCGACGAAATATCTCAGGTTATTAACGACTCACTAAAGCTGGGATCCGATAATAACTTTGGCTACGACTATCTTGCAGATTTTGAGCAGCGTTTTGTTCCAAAGCACCGCCGGCCAGTTACAACAGGCTGGAAAGAAATTGATGAGATCAGTGGTGGTGGTTTAGGCAAGAGCGAGCTTGGGGTCGTAATTGCACCTACTGGTGCAGGGAAGTCTTTCTGTCTTGTGCACCTTGGTGCGCAGGGTCTTAAAGAGGAAAAGGTGGTCGTCCACTATACCCTGGAGCTTCAAGACACTATTATTGCAAATAGATATGATAGTTGCTTAACAGGTTACCCTCTTTCTGATATCATTAACTTCAAGGATGAGATTTATGAAGAGATCAAAGATATTAATGGAAAGCTGATTATTAAAGAATATCCAACAAAATCTGCGACGACAAACACTATAAGATCTCACTTGACCAAGCTATTGAAAAGAGGCATTAAGCCGGGCATCATTATTGTTGATTATGCCGATCTTTTAAGACCAGTGGTGGTAAGAAAGGAAAAGAGAACAGAATTGGAGTCTATTTATGAAGACCTCCGTGCAATATCCACAGAGTTTGCTTGTCCTGTGTGGACCGCATCACAAACCAACCGCTCAGGCTTAAACGCAGAGGTGATTACAATGGAACAGATTTCAGAAGCATTCAATAAGTGTTTTGTAGCCGATTTCATTTTTTCGGTTTCGCGTACTGTTGAAGATAAGCAAAACAATCAAGGGAAAATGTTTATTGCAAAAAATAGAAATGGGCCCGATGGAATTATTTACGACATATTTATGGACCCATCATGCGCATGCATCAAGATAATGCCACAAACTACGAATACTATAAATGGACCCATCCCGATGAACCCTGTGGCATTAAGTGCAAGCACCCAAAGAAATTTGTTGCAAAACAAATACGATAAATTTAGAAATAGGAAACCATAACAATGAGAACAATTGAGAACATTCGCAGATTTAGATTATCAGATACATTTATAGAGCCATATAAAAACGCAGAGGTGCCGTGGGGTCCCATAGGGTATATCACCTTTAAGCGCACTTATTCGCGCCGTTTAGCCGAGTTTAACCCAGATGCTAAAGGCACCGAGGAGTGGTGGCAAACCTGTCGTCGCGTCGTAGAAGGAATGTTCAACGTTCAAAAGGAACATGTTGTGCGCCTAGGCCTTGAGTGGAACGATGGAAAAGCACAGCAGACCGCCAAAGATGCCTATGATCGCTTATTTAATTTAAAGTGGACTCCCCCGGGCCGCGGCCTATGGATGATGGGAACAAAATTTGTAGAAGAGAAGACTGGAGCAGCCCTTTTTAATTGTGCGTTTCGAAGTACAAAAGAGCTTCCGACCAAAGGGGGTTATTTGTTTGCTTGGATGATGGATGCTTTGATGCTTGGGGTCGGTGTCGGGTTTGACACACTTGGTGCCGGAACACTTATCGTTAAAGAACCTGAATATACAGCCGACACTCTTATTATTGATGACTCACGCGAAGGTTGGGTAAACTCAGTCCACAGTTTGCTGGATGGGTTTTTTCTTGGTCACAAGGTACCCAAATTTGATTATTCTGCAATTCGTGCCGCAGGCGCAAAGATTAGTGGCTTTGGAGGCACCTCCAGCGGAGCACAACCTCTAAAGGAACTTCACGGAGATCTAACAGAATTGTTTTCCTCAAAAATTGGAGAACCGATCACATCTGTTGATATCGTGGATACCGAAAACCTCATTGGTCGCTGCGTAGTGGCCGGCAATGTTCGTAGATCTGCAGCCCTTGCAATGGGCAACTATAATGACAAGCGCTATTTGGAAATGAAGAACGACCAAGAGAAGTTGTATCATCACAGATGGGGCTCAAATAACTCATTTAATGCAGAAGTTGGCATGGATTATACATGGCATGCCCAGCAAAGTAAAAACAACGGAGAGCCTGGATATATCTGGCTAAATAACGCTAAAACACGTGGAAGATTTAAAGATAAAGAAAGATTTGATGATATTAATGTCGCCGGCTTTAATCCGTGTGTAGAACAACAGCTGCATGACGGGGAATGTTGCTGCCTGGTTGAAACATTTCCAGCAAAGCACGAGAACTATGAAGACTATTTGAAAACGCTAAAGTGCGCGTATCTTTATGGAAAGACTGTTACGTTGGTTAACACTCATTGGCCAGAAACGAACGCCATGATGCTCAAGAATCGCCGCATCGGCCTATCACAGTCTGGTATTGTACAGGCGTTTAATAAGCATGGCCGGCGGACTATGTTAAATTGGTGCGACAAGGCATACGATCATATTCAGCAGCTAGATAAAGAATATTCGGACTGGCTGTGTGTTCCCAAGTCTATTCGAACAACTTCAATTAAACCAAGCGGCACAGTGTCACTTCTAAATGGTTCGACCCCCGGCATTCATTTTCCAGAAGACGAGTATTACATTCGTAGAATTCGTTTTTCAAACGATTCCAAATTACTTGATGGTATTCGAAAAGCTGGATATGTGGTGGAGAAAGACGAGTACTCTCCCAACACGGTTTGTGTCGAATTCCCCGTGCATGAACCCCACTTTCAAAAAGGAAAGCGGGATGTATCAATGTGGGAACAACTTGAAATAGCTGCACAATATCAATATTATTGGGCAGATAATGCGGTATCGGTCACTGTAACATTTAAGGAAGAAGAAGCAGATCAACTAAAGAGTGCGCTGGAGATGTATGAAACACGCCTCAAAGCGGTTTCCTTCTTAAAATATCAAAAGACAGGATATAAGCAGGCACCCTATGAACCGATTACCAAGAAAGAATACGAAAAGAGAATAAAGAATGTTACACCAATTCAGAGAATTAAAACAAATGTTGCTGGAGTGGGAACTAGATTTTGCGATGGAGAGAGTTGTGAACTTTAACCACTTAATGGAAAAAAGAACCTTGAAACGCACATGTAATGCGATCGATCACCAAGAGTGTTATTATCAGCCTGTGGGTGAAGGTCGCACCACCACTGGCGCTAACGTGTATGTCCAAATGATGTGTCGAAATTGTGGCCGCCGCGAGGGTGTTTTCTTATCGAAAAAACAATATAATACACATCAAAAAATATTACAAAGAGAGGTCGGCAATGTTTAATCCCGTAAACCGCTATATTTTAATTGATGTACCTGCGGTTCGAGACAATAACACAGAGTCATTAATCATGCTACCAGAAGACTATAAACCAGAAGAAGAAAGGTTTATTAAAGTGTCAGCGGTGGCATCTGCAGCAGATGTCAGATTTTCGGTTCCACATCTTGCCAGTTTGGTAGTTGACCGGTCTATGATTGAGGAAATAAGTATTGGCGGAACTATTTATAATGTTATTTTGGACAACTATGTTGTGGGAATGATTGAGTAAGTGGGGGTACAAAATGTATGGACAAGCATTTTTATAATGAAGCTTCATCTAAAAAGCTTGGATGGGAGCCTGGATGGTTTGGTGAAAAATATTTTGATGACAAACTTGTAAGGGCAATTAAAAAATGGCAGAAAGCTCGCGGCATAACCGGTGATGGGTTGTGTGGTCCAATGACTTTCCGACGTTTATGGACTGAGCGCCAAGCGGAAATCGACGAGCACAAGCCAACTGACCCTCATTATTCAAATTACATCGTGTTCAACGGTGAACTTCACCCTATTGAGTGGGACAAGTTTGTCCTGTGGTCTGAACAAGGTGGCTTAGAAACAAAGCCCGGCCACTATTATGACTATGCCGGCCGCCCCAAGCGCAAGATTCGCTACTTTGTTAATCACTGGGACGTTTGCTTGAGCGCCACCTCGTGCCAAAGCGTACTTAATAAACGCGGCGCATCGGTTCATTTTCTTATCGACAATGATGGAACTATATACCAAACTTTAGACATGCAACACGCAGCATGGCACGCCGGCTCGTCGCGTACCAATAGGCCATCTATCGGGGTGGAAATTTCAAATGCATATTACACAAAGTATCAGGAGCGATATGTGAAAAATGGCCATGGCGAAAGGCCCATTATGGAAGATGCATGGGTGCATGGCAAGAAGTTGGATCCGTTTCTGGGGTTCTATCCTGCACAAATAGAAGCAGTTAAAGCTCTATGGAAGGCAATTCACAAGGCCACCGGAATCCCATATGAGGCTCCGGTTAACCAGTTCGATAAGACCTCAACAAAATATGAGCAAGATGTGGCTTATGGTAGTTTCTCAGGTTTCGTTAGTCACTATCACATCAGCAAGGGGAAGATTGACTGTGCAGGTTTGGACATTAAGACACTTCTAGACGAAGTAAAATATGACATAGATATTCTGGATAAGATAAAAAACGGCTAATTTTAGACCTTCCCTAGTTATTACATGGGTTTGCTATTAGCTATATTTTTAAGTTGTTTCGTGCCTCAGCAAACGTCATACACTGTTAAAAATATATCTGTTGTTGAAACATTTGTTGTAGGCCCTCCGATGCAGAAAGCCGCTTGGAAAACGAAACCTACAATAAGAATTTGCAGCAGCACAAAACTTCCGATTCTTAGAGCGCAGAAGGCGGTTAAATACTGGGAGATGTTAGGGTACGAATTCGATAGAGTTAGTATGGATTATAATATAAACTGCATGGAACCTAAATACGGTGAAATTATAATAACATTACCAGAAGGTAATATCGATCCGAATCATATAGCCGCGACAAGAATTTATACAGTGACAGGAACTCTAAACATTGCGAAGGCGAAAATTTTTATATACCCCAAAGAAGTACGCAAGCAGCGAGTCGTAGAACATGAATTGGGTCATGCCCTAGGGTGGATACATTACAGTCAGAAACATCATATAATGCACCCTATTTGGCATCTTGGTGGCTTTAATGCATCAGGGCTAAGGAAGTCGGTTGATTGAGTACGACAAAATAGTAATTGGCAGTTCATTATCGGCGGTTTTGTATGCATTCAGTAACAAATACCCCATTTTTTTTGCTGAGGAACGAAGGCCTTTTCGATTCGATTACTTAGAACCAGCGTTGGACTTATCTTGTCTTAAAATTCCTGGAGCTGCAAAAAGTTTAACGACGTTTGATGACGAAAAGAATGTCGGTGTTACCAAAGAACTGCTGTGGGAACGGCTGCTTTTCTTATTGTCTCTTGATGGCAACGCTCCGCTCTCTGACCTGTGCCATAACATAAGGTACGATGGCGATAGAGTTGTGTGTTCCAATGAATATTCTAAGATAATGGAATTTAAATTTAATGAGTGTGCATATTTTGGAGATGAGAAAAGCATCGGTTTTACGACACAAAAAGCACTTGACGAAGATAAGTATATATGTTATGATTATGTTGCGTTTAATAGAGGTGGTAAGCATGAGATCGACTATATTCGCACAAATGATGATTTTGTGCGCGAGATATGGTTTTATTCTTCCGACCGTATTGATGGAAATACTCCTGTTAGAGATGCTTGTGCGGTATCAGAGTTAACAAGAGAGCAATTGGTAGACTTTGACTTTTCAGAAACCATGGCTCGCTTTAAAGTCGTTCACGAAATGGAACAGCGAAACATGAAAGGACTATTTGCAGGTGGATACACGACAGCAGGAAACCCAAAACATTACAAATTTAGAACAACTAGCATCAACCGCAAAACAAATAAGCAAACAAATGAATATGAGCCACAAACCGAAAATATTAAAATTCCAAAGGTTGGCGAACAAAGTTTGCTCAAAGATTTATCATCGTCTTGCATGGCCTACGATAGATTTTTGAGGCATTGGTGAGTCGTCCAAAATTACATTTAGCTGGTATTGTACCCGTCGCAAATCTTGAAACAGACTTTGAACTACAGACACCTGATGTGCTGATACCCATAAACGCTGGGTTTACAGCCATTCAAAAGTCTGTATTCGAATGTGCGATGGCTGGTTGCAATACCATCTGGATCGTAGCTAACGACGATCTTGCGCCTGTTATACGTAGGATTGTTGGTGAATGGGTGTATGATCCTATATATTATTCATCTCCTGTTGGTTTTAGTTCGGAAGGAAGAAAAGAGATACCTATTTATTATGTGCCAATTCATCCGAAGGACCGCGAAAGACGTGACTCTTATGGGTGGTCGGTACTATATGGTGCATATTCTGCGTGGAAGGTAGCCTTTAAGATATCTAAATGGATAACTCCTGATAAATATTATGTGTCTTTTCCAATGTCAGCATATGACGTGTATGATATCCGCCAACACAGGCAGTTAATTAACCATAAAACCAACAACTTTTTTTTAAGCTATGACGGCGAAACCGTCAAAAACAATAAACCAATAGCATTCACATTTACAGGAGAAGATTTTAAACAATGCAGACGTTCGGTAAACAAACAAACAACAAGGGAGTATTTACCCCCTTCACCCGGCCAACAATACCCCACCCAGAAGAGGCCATTGAACGAGAGATGGAGTGCTCGCCATTTCGACTTCCAAACGATATTCGAGAAAGTGAGCGAGAACAGCGCGACAACAGTCGATCTTAATTGGTATTACGATATTTCCAACTGGAATGGATACCGCAATTTTCTTGCATCAAACTTTTCTATAGAAACACCCCCTAACCACTTGACAAAGCCTCACAAACACGTTAAGATACCATATAGAGAAGGCAAAGAAGAATGAAATTATTGCGATGGCTCAAACATCGTATCGGGCACAAGCTTGAACACATTAAGCCTTCACGCCTAATGGATACAATAGTAGAGCATGGTGCTGCCCTGGTTGTGATTATTATAGTCTGGGAAATCATCGAAGACATTCTTTTTCCGCTTCTATTTATTTGGCTAGGAAAAAACGTCAACCCTTGGTTTTTGACTGGCGCCCCTATTAGTTGGCTATTGTGCCTTCACCCAATTGCTGTTCCCGTTTTGTGGGCACTGTGGATTAAAATTTCAAGGAGGGACGATGAGAAATCAGTCCAAGATTAAATTTGTTGGCTTGCATGCACATAGTGTAGCAGGATCAATCTTTGATGCTGTGGGTTACCCACAAGAACATATGGACTTTGCGTATTCAAACGGAAGTGATGCGCTAGCCCTTACTGACCACGGCAATATGAATGGCTTGTCATGGCAGGTGCTTCATGCAAAGAAAATGCTCGACGAGGGCAAAGAGTTTAAGCCGATCTTCGGTGTCGAGGCCTATTTTACTACCTCTATCAAGGACTGGCGAGAAGCATATGAAGAAGCCATGGCAGACAAGAAGAGGGCCCGCGGCGCCAAAAGAGACACACAGTCTGGAGCCACAGTTGAAGATGAAGGGGACACCAAGAATGCACAAAATATTCTTCGGCGCCGTCGCCATCTTATCTTGCTAGCACAGAACCAAACAGGGCTCAATAACTTGTTTAAGCTTGTCTCAGAAAGCTATAACGCCGAAAACTTCTATCGGTACCCCCGGATGGACTACGATCTCCTTAGAAAGTACTCAGAGGGCGTTGTAGCGGCCTCTGCTTGCCTCGGAGGCGTATACGCGGGCAACTATTGGGAAAACCGAGAGGAGGGCCCTGAAGCCGTCCTAGACGCAATGCGAGAGACTACAAGAGAAATGCAGTCGATCTTCGATGACCGCTGGTACGGCGAGCTTCAATGGAACAGCATACCAGAACAACATGAGCTAAACCAGTATATCATTCAGGTTGCAAAGGAGTTTGATGTCAAACTAATCTCTACTGCAGACAGTCAC